CCGTTTCCATCGTATTTTTCCGTTTCGTAGTAGTTATTTTCACCCTTTCGTATCCCGAAATATATTGTGGATAGTACAAAGGGTATCGAGATCCAACCAAGTACTTCACCTAACATCATGGCCTCCAAACATAGCTCTCATACCATTTAAGACTTTGTTTGCAAATCTTCCCAGTCGTCTGGACTCAAATCTTGAGAAGAGAGCAGTAGTAATAACAGGGGCTGGAACACCGAGATCCACAGCACTGTGAACAGTCCAACGACCTTCACCAGAGTCTGATACTCCCCCATCGAATTTGCCAAGCTCTCTATCGCTGCGTAATACAGTAGCGGTAAGATCGAGTAACCAAGAACCAACCACACTACCACGACGCCATAACTCAGCCACTTCAGCAACATCAATATCGTAGCAATAGTCCTCTGGACAATCCATTGGAGCGACTTCAGCATCACCTTCCTTGACATACTGTGCTCCTGCATTTGCTTCATGTAGGATGTTGAATCCTTCAGCATATGCCTGCATCATGCCATATTCAACACCGTTATGGACCATCTTTACAAAATGACCTGCACCAGGTCCACCACATCTCAACCAACCACGCTCAGCAGGTGTCTCCCAGCTTCCGTCATTGGTTCTAGGGGCAGCAGAGATACCTGGTGCGAGGGCATCAAAGATTGGACGGCAAGTGGATACTGCAAAATCTGCACCACCAACCATAAGACAATATCCACGCTCCAAACCGTAAACACCACCACTAGTGCCACAGTCAATATATTGGATGCCCAACTTAGACAACCTTTCTGCCCTGCGGCGAGAATCTTTAAAATTGGAATTGCCATGATCAATAATAATATCGCCCTCCACACAAAATTGTAGTAGCTCATTAAGTGTGTCCTCTACGGTTTCTGCTGGTACAACCATCATAAAAACACCAGGGACTTTGGCAACATCCTCTGTCAAGGGCCCCAGACTTGAATGTACTACTTGAACAAGGCTTTCCAAAGAAGTGGTAAATCCACTGAGATAACCCGCTTCATATTGTGCAGCAGCTTTTTCATGATTCTTCCTGTAACCGTGTACTTCGATACCCGCATTTAACATGCGACGTGACATGCCCTCGCCCATTCGGCCGAGTCCGATAATTCCTACTTTCATTTAATTAACTCCATGGCTTTTTCTAATTCACGAGCATGTTGTAACTCGTCGTTTAAGATTTCAAGGATCTTGTCGTCGTGACCATTCAAAGCAAGATACTTTGCATAAGTCTCTGCTGCATGAATCTCTACTTCGTAGGAGAGATGGTAAGCAGCGCGAGGAGCCATCCAGTAATAAACCACATTGCTCCAATAGTAGATAAGAACGAGATGCTTGGCGACAAAGCGATCAATAAAATAAGCATTGCCGCCCCGACTTTCCATATATTCCAGATGTTCTGTTTCATTGACTGACTGATCGAAGTGTTCTTTCATCAAATAAAGGTGTTCGGGACCACGTAGTCCCATACTCTCCCTGAAATGCAATACACTCAAAAATGCAAAATAGGGTGCTCGAGCAATCTCCTCAAGCACCCAAAAGCGTGGATAGTCTCTTCCTTGATACAGGAAGTCGAGTATTGCAACAGTGATGTCTAAAACAACAGTGTTGAATTTTCGCATGGCATTACCGCCAAGATCTACATTATATATTTTCATTAAGTTGTGGTTGTAATATCACATATTTGGATTCCCCGACAAAAGTTAATTTAGAGTAATATTTAACCAGGGAAAAATAGGATCAATTACTCCAATAAGTCGAAGCAAACCCTCAGCAAAAAGTGCAAGAACAACCCAGCCAACACACATAGAGATAATTGAAGCATTACGATTGTGTTTGCGTATTGCATCATCAATCATCTCCTGTACTTCTTCTTTAGTTGTGTATGTGGGGGGATCAATTTTTTTAAAACGGTGTGCCAAGTTATCAAACATCTCCCATTTCGTCCCGAAGGTGTTCCATCATCTTACGACGTTCATCGATTTTACCGTCGATATAACCAGCCCTGTATTCCCAGGTTTGGCCACCATCAGATCCTTTCATAGGATTGATGCATTGTTCATTACCAAGTCTATTACAAACCAAACCTGCAAGATCTAGTTCGTTGCCAGTGTTTCCAGTCCCACCCCAAATGTGTTGGCCATTAATCCACGTGGCTCCGCACTTCGGACACTCCTTTCTGCTTAGAGAAAGGTCGGACATTGTTCTGTCGTTTTCCATTTTTGTTAAGTGTAATCCCAAGTTGTCGTTCCAGCTTGAGTCTTATGAAGTACAGTCTTAGTCTAATGACTTGATATCGGACTGTCAACTCAATGTATTGGAATAAACGCATAGTACCATCAACACCTGCATACCAGACCATCCAGAGGATAATACCGATAGTCAAGTAAAGACCAATCAATTCTGGGTACATACGACCTACTAGGGGCTTAAGCTGTATCTATAAGATACACCTTCTCTTAATACTACTCAGTATAACTTAATACTATCCCTGATAGACGATAGATGTTGCGTATACGTCCGATGCGGAAGAATAAATTAGATCAGTTCTTTCTTTTTGAATAACGATAGGATCTTTACCAGCGATGTGAAGACTTCCTGTTGTGACACCTGCACCAGTTCTCACTTCAACAACACGGTCAGAACTATGACTGTGTTGAACCATAACATATTGAGCACCAAGTCCATCAATGTTTGGCACCGATGACCCAGATCCCGAATTGACTTGGGTTGATTCACCTAACAGTTTTACTACTAACATTTCAGCAGTTCCAAGCGCGGAGAGACTTATTGATTCTGCTATCTGGATCGTTAGCAGTTTTGGCCGAAGTCAGTTTCTTCTTCATACCTTTCATTCTTGCACAGAATGATTTGCGACGAGGATTACCAACTTTCTTAGAAGGTCTCTTCAGATCAGAACCAGGGTTCTCACGTTCATAAGACTTGCGACCCTTCTCATTCAGACCACCTTCAGGATCCTTACCAGACTTCTTTTGCCAGTCTTCTGGAAGTTTCTTTTGGATACCTGATCCAGGCATCAATTTAGTATTTCTAAGGTATTCTGCAGGGTTAAGATCTTTCTTTTTTACTGGTTTCTGAAGTCTTTTGTCAATCTCTTTTTCCGAAGCCATCTCTACAACAGCCTCTTCTTTGGGTACACAGTTGGGAACCATTTTCCCACCTTTCTTTTTCATACCCACTTGTTTGTGGGTATCCCAACATGGATCCTTGTCTTCTACAACTTCAGTTTCTTCTTTCTTGACGCAGTTTGGATATCTCTTTCCAAACATGGTCTTCATACCCTTCTTCTCATAACCCTTCCAGCACTTCTCAAAGAGAGTGTTGTAATACTCATCGTTGAGTTCGTAAGAGAAATCTTCTTTCTTGGAGTTACCCCAGTTAGAGGCACCAACCTTACGACACTTGACCAATGCACCAGATGCATATGCAGAAGGCCATACAGAGTAACGAGACTTGACCTTGTGGTAACAAGCGTCTTTAGTTCCACTACCTTTACCTTTCTTGTCCTTGGCCTCAACCATGGCCTCGATGTCATATGTTGACAGATCGACTTGAGGTTCTTCTCTCTTCATTGGTTCTGGTTTTATAAGGTCTTGAATAACTGCAAATGGTTCACCGTATGCATCGGTGAGTTCAAGTTCTTCTTTTTTTGTTTTCTTTCGGTCAGTCTTCACCATAGTTGGCGCAGCTGCACCAGATTTTCTTTGTTGACCAGGATCTTCACGTCTCTTTGCAGCTGCAGCAGCACGTCTTTCTTTCTTAGACATACTAGCTCTCTTTGCAGAAGAGACACACTTGGGAATACCCTCACCTGGTTTGTCACTTGCACAGGAGTCACCTGTTACAACATTGACCCAACCTTTCTTACCATCTTTTGATTTGGATTTACCAAACCAATCACGAAGTCCCTCTTCAGATATAAACCCTTCTTTCGTGACACGAATTGTTGGTTTTGTGGGATCTGTAGTTGCAGGAACGACTCTAGTTACTACAGCATTTGGGTAGACACCTTGAACCTGTTTCTGAACATCTTCTTTCCTTGGAATAGTAGATCCAGGGAAAAACATTTGTAGAGTGTAATGTTGACCTCTCCAAATCACATCAACGTGAATGGTCTGGCCAACCTCAACATAACGTTCAATTTTTTCAGCAAGGTTCGCCATCGTATCTACGCAGACACTTTTTATTATTTAGAAGTTCTACAACCTAAATATTTCTGACATAGGAGTGATATTCATGAAGAAATTAATTCCTCTTATTATGCTACTGATGACCGCAGGTGCAGCGAATGCTGGCGGAATTGTTACTAAACATGCTACCAGTGTTCAACTAACTGTTGATGCTGCTCGCACTACCGCTACGAGAGTAGGAAATTCCTATGCAATCTCTGGTACTAATGTAGGGACCTCGGACGGAACCACTGCTGGAATGATTTCTAGTGGGACTATTACTAGTGGAGTATATTCTCCTGGAACTATCACAGCAAACCAACTAAATGCTACTGACGGAGAAGCATTCTCTTTCAGCACCTCATTTACTCAAGGTGACGCTTTAAGTACATCTGCACCTACCGTAGGTCAAGTTAGCAACTTTTCCAGTCAGACTTCTTACACTGCTGGTACTGCTGGTGATTTAGCAGGTACTATCGGACAAGATGGTGCTATCGCTATCACGGCCGGTGGTGCAGGTACAAGTGCTACAGGACAATTCGTCTCCGAAGTTACTGTTATCGACTGATGACTAGATTGCAAGAAGCAATCGGTCTAGGATTGGTTCTTGGTGTTATTCATGGACTACTTCAACCTGCATATTCAGTGCCAGTAGTCCCAAATTTCACGCAGGGCTCAATGACGAGCCACACGGAAACCACATCTAAGGTGACCGAGACCATAAATTCGATGGACTACAATACTGGATATCAATATTCAGCAACAGGTAGTGGTGTAGAACCTACAAGTGGAACTTTAAGTCCCACTAGAGGAAATATTAATGTAACTATTAACGGTGTGACATCATCATGGACAGGCGTAACAGCAACTCCGACTTACAAACAAACAACTCCAGGCGCGGACTTTCAGTTTACAGAGACGTACTCTGGTCCTGGGCTAAGCAATCACACGATTATCCAGAGAACGACCGAAGTTACAAGCGTAACCGACACTACAAGTATATTCCAGCAATAATCGCACTGTTCTTTGCTGCTCCTTCCTATGCTGAAACCGTTGGTGGTGTTTCTGCTACTGCTGCTCCTGTGGCTAACAGTTCAGGTTCCGTTACAAACCAGGCTATACAAGTCCTTCAGGGACCTTACATTACAAACACATACGGCGGGGGTATTCAGTGTCAAGGCCCCACCCTTAACATTACACCCTTCATAACTGGTTCTGCATCAGGACAGAAACCATTTGAGGATTATTATGACACTCCTGTGTATGATATGCGTGATCTAGA